CTTTAATTTCAGCCATTATTTCTTTTCGTTTGGAAGGAGAGGTAGTTGCCGCATAATCTTTCAGCAAGTCACTGTGTATTTTATTATACATCTCCAGCTCTTGCTGAAGTTCCATGACTTCTTTCACCAAATAGTCGTACCTAGCCTGCAGCTTCTCTGCTTCCGTTGGCTCTTTCGGCTTCTCCTCCACTTTCGGCTTTTCTTCTTTCAAAGGAGGGTCTTTCTTCTTTTTCGTTATGGCCGCAGCCCCCGTCATTATCTGTTGGATGTGTTCTTTATCCTTCGGACGAATCATAGCAGGCTCTTCCACGAGAAGATTATCAAACTTCAACCCATCCTCATCCCAACGAGTAGCCTCAATTTCTTCGGTGATGATTATCGGTATGAGGATAGAACGGCAGTTAGGATGAAGCGGTGGGGTGTTATCCCATACCCTGGGATCATTCGCCCGAAGTATTAGCCCATCCCGCTCCTGGCACATATCGGTGGTACGTGAATCAAGTATAGCACAGAACTCTACGCCTTGAACGTACTCCTCTGACTTTTTCAATTCTACCAGCTGGCCCATGTTATACGCTCTCATGGACTCCGTTCTGGCTATGGCTTGAAGACGGTGCTCAGTAAGAGCAGGAAGTATTTTTCTCAACTCATCCCGCACTTCATCTTCCGTCTTGCCTTCCTTATCAGAAGAGCCAATACCCTCTTTCACCACTGACTGGATTTTATCAAGTAATGGCTTTTCGAGGATACCTTTCAATTCATAGGTGTACCCCTCCATCCACTTGAGCCCTGATTCAGGAATAACGTGATTCCATTCCTTCTCAGGCTTGCCCGCCACGAATTTATCCAAGGCATCCTCTAGTGGGCCCTGGAAATTGAAATCGGATAATTCAACGCGAGGAAGGAGGGTGGAAAGTAATCTATTCATTTCCCACACCCCTGAAGCCATAGCGTAAAGTAGCATCTGGAGTAGTGGCTTGCTTATGTCGGGAAATGTGCCTGAAATGGGTGTAGAATGGTAAGATACCTGTCTAATGGTATTTTCTACCCACCGGAATATAATAGGCAGAATTTGGGCCATTCCCCACTGTTCTATTTTTCTTTGGATTCTGGCCGTGCGGATGATGCTTTGCCGCTTTGCTTCAGCATACTTTCTTTTTCTATCCGCTGCTCTTCTTTCTCTTCTCTTTGCTGTAAGGCTTTGCGCCATGGTATGGGCTCACCACCCAACTCTATTTCACGAGGGAAGTGCATCTTTTCCCGCATCCATTCGGCATCCCCTTCATCAGGATAAAGCATACCGCAGTTTACTCCGTTGGAGAATATCTCAGAAAGTATTTTCAACTCCTCTGGAGATTGGGTATTGGCTACCGCTATATCACCGTAGTCTTCCTGCTCTCCCATATTCCATTCGATTATAGGACGCCAAAGCTGCTCTATTTCAGCCTCAGCCAATTCCTGGGCAAGCCATAAACAAGCGTCATCGAACATATCCCAGTGAACCTCTCCGAGAGAATATGAGCCCCCGCCTTCCCCAGCTTCAAGTAGGGAAGGAAGGAAGAGTGAACGGTATATCATCTTATTGCAAAACGATGCCGCCCTTTCATACGCATCCCCCAACCCCGTACCATTAGGCTTTTCCAACACCGATATTTCGTCATCGGGAAGTATGGCCGCATATGCATTGGAGTAGAGTTGAGATAGCATACTCATCATCGCATCGGTATCCGTACTCTTTCCGACCAAGGCGGGCATGCCGTATCGTTCAAGTGCTATAGCCCAGAGTTTGGGGATTGCCTTTTTGAAGCTATACCATTTCCAGCACCGTTTCAATCGGCTCTTCCCGTATGGATTGGTAATAGCGTTGAACCGATACACCCAACACTTCTCTGCCGGAATGAAGATTTGGTCAAACCCTAGGTTTTGGTGAACGTATTTCAGGCCAATAGAGTTGTTTGACTTCTTCTCCATTACGAAAGAGAGTGCCCGCGAATCATATACCTGTAAGGCTGAAAGTATCCACTGGCTCTTCAAAGGAAATAAGGAAAACTCCCCAACGCCAAACCCGTATATCATCGCGTTCATCAGCACGCCCTTGCGCATATCCTCTACCGTACCCTGGAGGTTATTCACGCACTGCTCTACCAATTCCTGAATCTTCTTATTCTCATGGGTAAATGACTGCATCTTCCGTACCACTGAGAAGCATAGGAACTCTAACCCCGTTCCTACCGTTTCATCCATCTCCGACATCTCATAATAGTTCTCCAGCATGGCGTCATTATTATAGATTGGTTGAGTCAAGTCCAGCATCAATTGAGAGGCAACCTCACTATATCCTACCCCATACTGTCGCTTTAAATCAGTCGTAATTTCCATCACCCCCTACTCTATCAGGATTTGATAAACCCAGTAGAATGTGGGGTCTACATGGCTTATCATAAAATTCTTGAAGATATACGTTGACCACCCAGCTGTCTATTCCCCTTACTCCCTCCTCTTAGTATTTCCTTCACTAAGGCGTAGCGTAAAGCATCCCAACCGTGGTTATGTTGGTCTAGTACGATGGGAAGTATCTCTTGGGTGTTTGGGTCTGTCTTGTACTGGTATAGTTTTGCTTCGGTGCCTATTCCGTCTTTTGCTCTTGGATGGATGATAATCTTCTTGAACTTTCGCAAGTAGGCTATTCCGTCCTCTATTGAGCCTGGCCACTTATCGGCTGCGGAAATCTTGAAACCTTTTTGCTTGATGTAAGATATGGTTTCAGGTCTGGCGTTGTCGGCGTAGACTAGCCAATGACGGGAATCTGGGACTTGATCAAACAGGTCTGGTATTTGATCAAAATCTACTCCGATGCCGCGACTGTCGTGCGTTATGAAAAGTTGATCATCTTTTATGAACGCACGTATCATTACGGTTGGATCAACGGCAAACCCCCAGTCCACCCCGTAATAAAAACGGTCAACATCTTTTGGCTCCTCGAACGGTTCAATTGAATACTTGCCTTTGAAGATAACCGCATCAGATATTTTCTTTGGTACCCCTTCCCAGATGTGTTGGTATGCCTCGTAGTCTACTGACTTCAGGTATTCCATTTCCTTTCGGAGCACATCAGGGAACCAGGGATTGTCCCAGTAGTTGACGAAGATGACCGCTGAATCAGGTGGTTTATTTACTATGAATCGTTTCCAGGTTGGGTCTTCTTCTTCGCCTGGATTGAACGATACCCAAATTTGGGAACCGTGTTTTCTGATGGTTGGTATTAGAACCTCCCATGATTCATTGGAAACACTTTGAGCTTCTTCCACCCAACAAATATCTAATCCTTCCGTAGACTTTATTTCCTGGACGTGATGGCGTAGCCCTTTGAAAAGGAACTCTGTACCATTTCTGGCCTTTATACTGGTTTGCTGGATGACATAGAAATGACCTAGCCCCATTTCATATATCTGCTCAGAGAGGAGTTTATGAACTGAATCCGCCATGGAGTTTTGAAACTCTCTGGCGCATAGAATACGTAGTTTCTCCTGAGCCCCTAGTATGAGGAGTGCCCGCGCAAAACACCAGCTTTTCGCTCCTCCTCTACCGCCAAAGAAAATCTTGTAGCGGTATGACTTGAAAAGATACTGGTATTTTTCAGGGAACTCTAAGTTGGCTATTCGCGGGGCATACTCCTCCTCATCATCGTATTGGAGGGCAGGGGTCAAAAGCTGTCCCACGATATTTGGCCTCTTTCGACGTTGGAATGAAATTGACATGGAACACCGGAGGTGCTAGTGATTCTCCGTTTGGCCCTGATAGTTCATACTTTACCTTGTCCAGGCCCAAGTATCGGCCCAGTAATTCGAGTGCCTTCATTTTATCCCACTTTCTAAGTGATTTTACACTCCTGGGATAGTGGGCCTGGCCTTTATTTTTCGTGCCCGTGGTACCCTCCTTGTACAACTCTATTGAAGCAATGGAGGCAGCCAGGGTATCGTTCATCAGTTTTGGATTGATGATATTGCCGTCATCGTCAAATATCTCCCGAATATCCGCCAGAGCCACCTTGGATAATTCTTCAATTACCCTATCGGCAGTCATTTTGCGTTCCTCCTGCCGACGTTTCAACTGAAGTTTTATCTCTTTCTGGACTTGTGGTTTTTCAAGTATCCGGTATGCCTTAGATGCCGGATTGGCTCCTGTAAACCCCGCTGCGAGGTATGCCCGTGTGGGATTGAAATCCAGGATGTATTCCGCGCAAAACACCTTTTGACGTTCCGAAAGTTTATCCCGCTCTGTTACTGGGGCTTTTCCAAAAATCCCGTCTTCCGGTTTATACTTGCGCTCAAGACGATACTTTGCGCCAATCAGATTTTTTTTGACCATATCATCTCCCCTCCTTTCTGGATTGGAAATCAAATAAAGCCGAAAATAAAAGTGAAACCATTTCCCCCTCCTATTTCCAGCGGCACAGTGCAGTCTTCTGCTACCTCTTGCCCACGTGGGGAAATCTCTTAATTCAATTGTTTACGATAATACCGGAAGAACAGGGAAA